AAGGTAAGTAACATGTCAGAAGCAAAAGGTATTAAAGCACTTGTTGGTCAACGTATGACTAAAACAGTTAAATTCTTAGGCAGTGATGTTAAGATTTCTAAATTATCTGTTTCAGAAGTTTTAGAAATTCAAAACAAAGCTAAAGACGCTGAAAAAGATGAAAATGCAGGTTTAGAATTACTGAAATCAGTTGTTCGTTCAGCTGTTGAAGGTGGTACTGATCTTGACGATTCAGATTTTGATAGCTTCCCTATGGATGAGTTATCAAAACTTTCTAATGAAATTATGAAATATTCGGGTCTCGGTCAAGGTCAAGACGCGGGAAAGTCAGCTTAAGTGCAGAAGAATTGCCAATATTTGAATTAGCTTTTCATCTCAAAATGCCAGTGTATAAAATCTACGAAGAAATGACTTATGAAGAGTTATTAGGATGGTTTAGTTATTTAGAACAAAGACCAATAGAGTGGCGTGCAGACGATAGGGCAGCTAAATTAATTCAAGTACAAGGTGTTAAAGAAAAACCTTGGCAACTTTTTACTTCATTAGATGCTATTTACAATCCCAAATCTAACAGAGAAAAGGAAGAAGATGAATTTGATCCTAATAGTTTCAAACGTTCTGGATTCTTCCAACAATTAGCAAAAGCCTCTGGTGGCGAAAATTTATTTGGACTTAAATAATGGCTGCTAAAATTACTATTAACTTATTAAAGGAATTTGATAAGTTGAAAGAGAATAAAAAAGATATAGAACTTGTTAAATTGGTATCAGCATTAAAAGCAGCAACACCAGTTGATACAGGTCGTGCAAGAGACGGATGGCATACTGAAAATGGTAAGATAATAAATAATGTAGAGTATATAGATGAATTAAACGCGGGGTCTAGTGCTCAAGCACCTTCTCACTTTATAGAAAAAACATTATTATCATTTTCAGAGGTACAACCTAATGGTGTTATTGTAACGCCTGAATAAACAATATACCCCAAAGAACGATTAATTCTTTGGGGTTTTTTATAGGAGTTTTACTATGTCAGGCATTGTAATTGATGTCGAAGCAAGGGCAGAGAAGGCCCAGAGGGATCTAGAAGAAATTAATAGATCCCTAAAAGAATTAAGCAATAACGCAAATTCCCTTGGACAAAATCTAAAAACAGCTTTTGTAGGTCTTGGTTCTGCATTGTCAATCACGGCAGCATTTAATGGATTAAACGAAATATCTTCTAAATTTCAAGGATTAGAAAATAGCATTGCGTTAGTGACGGGTAGAACACAAGACTTGGCACTAGCGCAAAGAGAACTTAAGAAAATAGCTTTAGAAACATATGGGACATATCAAGATACCGCAACGCTATTTGGGGTACTTGGGAGATCTATGCGTAATTCTAATGAATCAATGAGTTCTTTGTTAGCTACGACTAAATCTTTACAAGAAGCCATAGCTATTTCAGGTTCATCTGCAGAAGCTACTACAGCAGCTATTGTACAATTAGGTCAAGGTCTCTCAGCAGGTGCGCTAAGAGGCGATGAGTTGCGCTCTGTGATGGAGCAAACACCACGAATTGCCATTGCTATTGCAGATAGTTTAAAAGTGTCTTTGGGCAATATGAGAAAATTAGCTGCAGAAGGATTTTTAACATCAAATGTTGTAATGCAAGCAATAAAAGATCAAGCCGGTGCTATTAGTAAGGAATTTAAACTAATAATCCCTTCTATGTCTAAAGCATTGGCAGCACTTAAAGAAAATATAGAAAATGTTCTAGATAGTTTTAATAGAGGTGCGGGACTATCTAGAGATATAGCAACGATATTTCAAAATATGTCTAATAAGTTAAATAAGGCACAATTAGACGCAGAATTACTAGGTGCAAAATTTTCTTTATTAAAGGCAAATTTAATGTCATTTAATGCTACAGCATTAAATCCATTATACGCAGTACTGGCACTTTTCGGTGTAAAATTAGAATTACTATTTAATAAATTAGATATAACGAAGAATTTTATACGTATCTTTTCCAATGTTAAAATAACCGTTACATCTTTGGTGAGTCAGCTAGTTAGAGATTTGTATGCCAAAGGTGAATCACTTGAAAATATTTTTGGTGATAGATCTTTTGGAAAAACATGGGAAGGGCGTTTTAATATATTTAAAGCTATCTTCTTAAATTCAATGGATAGTTTTTATACAGTCTTTGAAGTACGTGCAAGACGTCAAATGGCGGGGTTTACCCAATTTATTACGACATTGCAAGTAATAAGTAATAATGCAGTATTGATTATTATGAAGCATATGGCGGATACCTTCTATCAAGCTATTAGTGATATTTTTCATTTCGAAGGATTACGCAGCGTACTTATTGGAAATATAAAATTGCTAGTTGCAGATTCTATGTATCTACTAGGAGATCTGTCTAGCAAATTAGGCAAAATGCTTAAAATTAAATCTCCTTTAGATTTTATTTTTGGCGACACAAGATCTATAAGCCAAAAATTATCAAGTATTATTGGTGGCCTTTTACAACCATTTGGTAATATGATAAATGGTCTCGGTGATTATATTTTAACAAGCTCTGTTGGAACACTAAATAATTCTTTTAAACCTTTACAATGGTTTTTAAGTTTGTATTTACCAGATGCACTTGCAAAAAGTATTTTTAAAGGTTTAACGAATACTACTTTCACAGATAAGATAAATAAAGCTATAAGCGACATGCTTAGCGGTATTGAATTTGTAAGCGTAAATCTAGCAGACATGCTGTTTAACACTAATAATATAAATTTACTATTAAATGCCCTAAATAATATAACTGATGTAATAGAAACGTGGATAAACACCATTAAAGTTAATCTCCAAAATAGCAAAATAATGGAGGATTTTAATAAACTATTTGATGGCGTGTTGGTTCAAACAAATAAACTAGAGGCATCATTAGACGTTATTAAGAGTTTTGGTGTTGCAGTAATAAATGTATTCTTTAAAATTTATGATGCCGTAATTGGAAATTCTTGGTGGACAGACACGATTAGCGCTATTGTAGACTCTTCACAAGGTCTGTGGAATACAGCAGGCTCTGGGTTAAATAAATTTAGTGCATATACGATTGAATTATTTGCTAAAATGTTTTTCTTTGTCAAAGATTCTTTGAATTCAATCAATCAAATACAATTTGGTAAAGTATTTGAAGATTTTAATGAGACAATTTATAAATTAAGTCCCACATTAAGTAAGTTAGTTGGCTTTTTAGAACAGCTATCTAGCGATGTATTTTCTACAATCTTAACAGCATTTAATAGTAAAACATTAAATAACCCGTTTAGAGCTATTTTAAAAGATAATAATGGATATTTAACTGAATTAAAGAAAAATCTTGTTAGCTCAGTTAAAGTCATAGCATTGCAAATAGGAACATTGATGGCAGCTGTAATGGCAGCTACATTTGCTTTCTTAAGTCCAGCAGGGATGTTACGGAATATCTTTGCAGGGTTAGCCACTACAAAATTATTTTCATTTGGTATTGAAATTACTGATGTTTATTTTGATGCATCATTAGGCCAAAAGATAGGCGAATATTTAGGAAAATCTGTTGCAAGCTTCTTTGGTAAAACTAAAGGTTCTTTCTCAGATTTGATTTCAGAACTATTAGCAATGATTTCTTCATTTACTACTTCTTTTATTGAAAACCTACCTATAATTGGATGGATTGGTAAATTAATGACATCTATTGCTAGTTTAGTAGGTTTAAAAGGATTAGGCGGTCTAATAACAGCTGTCCTTTTCGGCCCGAAGATTTTAAGCATTATTAGCGAATTAGGATTCTTTTCAAAAAGTATTGATAGAATAGTAAGTAAATCCGGAAAAGTGAGAGAATTCTTTACTGGCACTTACTCACCTACCGGGAAAGGCAGAAATCCTACTACAGAATTTGTTTCAAGAACTTCTAAGGCATATTTTAACGATACTAATCGTGTTCAAAATATGGCTATGTTAGCAGGAATGGCTGACATGGCAGGCGCTTTTGATGGAATCTTTAGAGACAATCCAATAGGCCATTCTTATTTTGAAGGCGGTTTAATTGGGATGATGTTATTTGGAGAACAAAGTTTTAGTACATTTGAAGCTAAAGTTTTAAATCCATTGAAAGATTATTTTAGCCGATTAGATTTAATAGGAAAAATAAGAACATCATTTAACGCAAATGGTGGTTTAAGAGGTCTCTGGGACACGACAATACCACGCTATTTGAGCACTGTTATGGAAGGCGCAAGAATGCGCTTATTGTCTGCATTTGATCCAGGTTCTATTTCAGGTGTTAAAACATCTTTCTTTGAAAGACTTTTATTTGCAGCACCAGCAGATCCAGCTACAAGAATTGGTAAAATGTTCATATCAATAGAAGACGCATGGAACAAAGGCACGACTAAAATAAAAGCTATTAAATGGATGGATAAAATATTTAACCCTAAAATGCTTGCAGGTATTGCAGGATTATCAGCTCTGTTAATTGGGGCATTAGCGCATGCCGATACTGGCGCAACCAAAGGGCCAGAAAAATCATATAAAGAAAGCGCACAAGAAATGTTAAATAAGCCTTCTGAAATGGCGCAAAATGCTGTAAACACATTTGCTATTAATACTGATGCTTCTCTAACAAATGCGGAAATGATCTTAGGTTCAATTGCTACAATTGGTATTGCGGCAATGACTGTCTTAAAATCACCTGTAGGTAAAATAAAGAAATTAATAACAGAATTTGACAGAGTTGCATTTATGCGAGAAACTTTTGCTAATGCAATGAGCGCAGTAGGCAAAGGTTTCAGTCTGTTTACAAAAGTTTTATTCGAATTTGTAACAGCGCCTGTTTGGTTTGACCAGACTTTAACCGGAATGGCCATGTGGAAAAACAGAGGCCTTGTAATAGGTAAATGGCTTGGTTATACGCTAGGCTCTATTATGGCTAAAAACTTCATGGGATGGGGTCCAGTTATTGCTATTGGTGCTGCAGATGCGATGCTTAAGCTCGTAAAAACAACAGGCGCACAAGCAATAATTGAAAAAGTCATGCCAATCATTGCAGGTATAAATCCTCTTGCCGAAGCTAATCGTGCTAAGCTTTGGAAATATACTGACATGTACTCTACTGGCGAACTAGGAATGAAGGCACGCCCGTATATTCCAAGTCCGATGGCTCTTGCCAGAACAATGGCAGATGCAACAGGTGGTATTCTTAAGCCAATGCTTGATTACCGAGAAGGCCGTGGTTGGCAAACGTATAGCCCTTATGAAAGAGCTATGTCAGCGATGTCAAAACCATCTCCTATGCGTCCAGATTATTTAGGATATGCCACATTTAAATCACCTACTGTTACAGAATTTCTAACAAGATCAAACCAAGCGGTTACAACTTTTGCCAATCAATACAGAGATAACGCTATTAGTTCTAAAGTCCGTGTAGAAGCACTTAACCAATTTGCAAGTCTTTACACTTCAATGGTAACTACTACAAAAGCCTTAGTAAGAGTAGTTTCAGTTTTCAATGAGCTAGGAAAGAAATCTATTTTGCTTTCTAGAGCATTAATGATGATTTCTACATTCTTTCCGTTGATCACTCTTATTGCAAATGCCAGAGATAGCAAAGATAAGTCTACACCTACATATATGGGAATGCGTGCTGACTACTTAGGAAATGCACCTATTCCATTTACAAATATGGACGTGCCAATTATACCAATGATTATACCATTAATAATGGCGTATTTAGGTGTTAGAAAAGGTTTAATGCAAGTTACACATATGAATAATCTTGCTGAATTTGAAAAGACAATCTTGAATCCTTGGAAGCAAAGAGCTGAAACATACGCAGGTATGACATCTCAACAAAGATTGCAAAATATTGCAGCTGCTCCGGGTCCAATGCCTATTGCTCCGACCTCTATTGAATCTTATCGTAATATGAAATATATTAGTGAGCTGGCAGCAACTTCAAGAATGACACAAGAAGAAATTGCAGCTCTCACAGGAACTTTAGCGCCCACTAAAGGATCTTATAGATATTCAGAGATGAGTAAAAGACCTTCTGTTTCACAAAGAGTTATTGATAACGAATGGCAGTCAATGAGCAAAGCTCAACGCAGAGCATATGTGCCAGTTCCGACAGCAGAATCTATTGCTGCAAGCCGCGCAGACAGAGCGCTATCTGGTCAGTCTCCGTACGGAATTATCGGAAGATTCAGTGGTGCATTACCAACTATGCTTGGTTATACGTTAGCTGCAGGCGCAGGAGGTTTAGGTGCCGCTAAAATTGCTACATCCTTTGGTGCAAGTAATGAGACTGCAGGCATGGTAGGTGGTCTTGGAGCTATGGCCGGTATGTCTATTGCAGGTAGTGTTATTGATATTCTGAAAAATATCTTTAGAGCTATTGGTGAAAGATTAATAGGTAAAGTATTCTTATTTGGCTCAATAATAGTAATGGGTATTGATTACTTATTTAATGAAAATAGCACTTTAGCAAAATCCATTAAGAAAGTTTCAATGGCTATGCTTAATTGGGCTGGATTTAAAATAGAAAATACTGATGCTAAAACAGGATTAAAAGAAAGCTCTGCTAGAATTGTTGCTCAATTAAATCAACCTCTGGAATACGATGCACGAACAATAGATAGAGAACGTTTGACAGGCCAATTAAAAGATCAATACGAAGAAAGTATTTCTAGAACTAATGAAGCTTCTAAAAAGTATATAGATGAAATAACTGCAAAAGGTATTGCATCAAGCGCGACAATTGCAGAAGTTACAGGGAATGCTAGAGATCTAAATGCCATAGCAAAGAAAGCTGTAATTGCAAGTCAATCTAATGTTGAAGATTTGGTTGCGCAATTTACTGATCTTACATTTTTACCCGCGCCAACTAATGCCGATTCACTTAAAATGTGGTCAGGTGATAAATTACAAAAAGCAGTTGATAAAATTCAAACACTTAATGGTGTATTACCGGGCAAGGGTACTGGAGAAATTACAGCAGCTTTAGAGTCATTAGTATATCCAACAACTTATTCTAAAACGGAAGAAGGTGGCTATCGGATGCCAGATTTTAGAGGAGCGGAAATAGGTTATCCTTTAAATGTCATGCGGGAGTTGAACAAGCCCTTGGCGCCTTATGAAGATATTAAGAAAAGAACTCAAGAATATACTGTAGAAAATTCTATCGAGCAATCTAAATGGTTATTTAGACGATTAATGGTGGGTTCTAAATTAGCATTAAGTTTGGGCAAAGCTGAATATACTGATCCTGGTATTCAAAACCAGATAGATCAAACTTTACGTGTAACAGCCGAGCAAGTTAATCTTCTTAAGAAAAGACAAGTGTCTTTAAATTTAAATGCTAGGGATTTAACTGAAAAACAATACGGTGCTCAAAACATTAGTGATAAGTCTATGTATGAGCGCTCAGTAAGTTTTTGGGATTCCTTCAACCCATTGCGCACACCAGGTACTAAAACTGTTACTTATAAGTTAAAAGAAGGCTCTGGAACGCAAAAATTAGTTGATGATATTCAAAAGAATTTTGAAATTAGAGATCAATTAATTGCACAACAAATTCTTGCAATGGCGCAGAATAGAAAAGCTAAAGAATATCAAGCAAGTATTGGCAAGGATATTGTAAGTCCTCTTAAAACTGCGGGCATCGATGTAAAAGAAACAGATATCTTAGGGCGTACCGATGAAATTAAATCGTATACCAGCTCTATAACTGATTTATACGATACATTGCAATTTGCAAAAAATGATACTGAGCGTTCTAATATCTTTGTTAATATGTCAAATGCAGCAGCTAAGGCTAAAGCAATAATAGATGATACTGCAAATTCTTTATATGATTTAAGATTTGAAATTCGAGATAAATTTCAAAAAGCTAATTTATTTTCCGCAGATGCCTTAGGTAAAACGGATAATATTGCGGCTTTAAAAGATTTAGATAAAAACAGAGCTGATTTACTAAAACTCCGAGAAGAAGCAAATAGAGTAGTAAGAGAACCTGTTTTAAATCCTTTGTTAATGCCTAAATACACGGTTAGAAATCCTGGTTTAGATGTGCAAGAAACAATTACAAATCCAGAATATCTAGCCAAGGAAAAAGAAAATACTGAGAAGCTAAGAAAATATAGAGCAGATGTTGCAAAACAAGAACGTGCAAATCAATTGCTACCTTATCAAACGTATACGTTGAATAAGAAGGCTTTAGATACTATCTACTCTAATGTTGATTCTCGTAACTTTCAAATTGCACAATCGCTTACAGATTCTACTGTAATGAGTTATAAAAATCTTGGAGAAGAGGCTTATACCTATTTACAATATCAGAAAGAATCATTAGCACAGGCTAGACAATTTGCTTTAGAAACTAAAAAGCCAGTAGCATACGTAGCCGAATTAGACGCAAAAATTGCTAAAACTAATGATAGCCTAACTGCATTCTCAAACAGTGCCGAATCATTACTTAGCAATATTGAAGGTCTTGGAGGCACAAATTTAGCAAACACCAGTACTACTGCACTAGAGAACGTACTTGCTCTCGCAATACAAATAAAAGGTGTAGAAGCAGATATTAATAAGATTGATATAAATCATGTTGAAGATTACAAAGCACGTCTTGAAGAGTTATTTAGTAAACGCAAATCATTATTTAATGCCACAGTTGAAATTAAAAGCACTACAATAAGCGGAAGTGAAAGAGAATCTGCTATTGCGCCTTTAGGTAACTCAGGAAGAGGGCTTTCAGCGACTACAAGAACGCTTGCAGCTAGCTTGAATAATACTTTAAATATTATCAAATCTGGATTACAATATATTGAAGGTGATGAAGCATTCGTTAAAGAATACAATAGAATATTAGAATTAAATAGAGCATTGGAACGTGTCTCAGCAGCTACCCGTTCGTATTCTGATAATGTATCTTCAATGAACGAAACATTAGGCACTTCATTTAAAGTTGAAGATATATTTAATTTTAAATTAGACAGAATAATGAATGCAGCTAATACTTTGAAATTAAAGCTTTCAGAAGCTTTGGCTGATAGTGATATAAGCTTGGCTAGTGCGCTTTCAGAAGATTTAAAGAATCTGACAAAACAAGCTTCTTTTATTTCTATGATTGTTGATGTTTCAGCTAAAATCAAAAATAGTTTGCAAACAGGTGTTACTGAAGGATTAGATTTAATTAAAAAGGTTTATTCTAATTTCAATCTATCTGAAAGAAATTTTGGCGCATTACCTAATACGCAACGCGCTGGGATGATAGCGGATACATCTAAAATAGATATGTTGAATAAAGCAATATCTGAAAATTTATTGTCTCAAGATATGGTTAGTGTAATTGGCAAATTAATGCCGGACAAGTCTAACTTAAACGAAGTCTTTAATAAAATAAATGAAATGTTCTTAGAAATGGGCATGAAAGATCTTAAAGGCCAAGTTGGAGAGCCTATGGACAAGTTGACAACAAGTGTCGATTTGTTAAGAGGTAGTATTGACATCTTAAACAACACTATTTCAAAGCCTAATACGCAAATACCAAGCTCAACACCTAATGCGCAAACACCAAGTTCAACGCCTACTTCATATAAGAGTACAAATAATTTAGATAAAATATTTATCGATGTAGGTAAGGCATTGAATGTAGATCCAAATTGGATTAAAGCGCAATCGGATATGGAGACTACACAGCAAACTAGTGGTATTTTTAAAAATGCTAATAATTTGTTTAATATCTCAGCTTCTGAAATATATCGTGGAAATAAATACCAATCTGGTAATGGTAGATTATGGCGTTCTTACAATTCACCAGAGGCTTCAGGTGAAGATTATGTGAAATTGATATCAGAAGGTAATTACGGTAAATACAAACCAGCAATGGGTTCTAAAACAGCTGAAGAATATTTCACTAAATTACAAAAAGGTGGATACGCTGAGGAATCTTTTTATGTAGATTCAATGTTGAAAAAGCTTAGTGACAAGTCTTTTAGACGAATCCCAGAATTACCGACACCTGCAGTTGAAACCCCTAGAAGTTATCAAGCCTACACATATCCAACTCCTCCTGACAAGGTTGGAATAGGTGAAGTTGAGCCTATTGCTAGAACGCAAATGTATTCAGGAATTCTCTCTAAGTTTGCAACACCTGCGTATAGTATGTTTAATTCATTGTCAGGATTAGATTTTGAAAAGAAAACGTCTAAATATCTTGATTACGAAAAATCTCTTGATGGTAAATCCAGGTATCCTGTTGAAAAATCTAAAACAGAATATATGCCTAAATGGGATGTTACAGCCAATACAATGATTAGCGATGTATTGAATAAACTGCCTCTTAAAGCGTTTCCTGACAAACCTATGGTAAAAATGGAACCCGCTGGTGAAGTCAAAAAATCTTTTGAAGAATACTATCCTTCAATATTAACTGATTTTGTCAATACTGCAAAAGAGTCGCTTATTACAAATAAACCTATTGCATCTGAAAACATTAGTAAGTTTATTCCTGCCGAAAATCTTGCGCCTGCAATAAAGGCTTTAGGGGATTTAAATACAATTAATGAAAGCACCTTGAATAAAAGTGCTCAGAGTGTTTTGAATGACCCTACTTCTAGACAGCTATTGGATGATAGAGAGAAGTTTGGTTTATCAATCCAAGATATTGCAAAAACATCTACTACTTTACAAAATGATTTATTAACATTGTCAAATACGATATATGATGCTGATAACGAAATAACAAATAAGTTAAAGAAAGGCTTAGATGCAACTGATGATATTTATAAAAGTGAACGTAATAAAGTAATTAGAGACAATTTAATTAAATCAAATGCTTTTAATTTCACTAAAAATACCAAAGGTCTTACTGCGGCTATATCTTTAAATGGGATTTCAGAGCAAAATGCCTTATATGCGACTGAAGCGGAAAAATTTAAATACAGCACTATTGCAAAAGCTGCTAGCGATACCTCAGAGAAGATTGCAGATGCAATAGTAAATAATTTACCCACGGATAAGTTAGTTGCTGCAAGGGATAAATATATAGATGCGTTAGATGATTTTAATTCGGACTTGGCAGAAAGAGCTGTAAATCTCGCAAGAGAGGCTGGTAAGATATTTGCCGCTAATACAACTAGCACAGTCAAAGATGCCTTTAAAGGTATGTTATTAGGCCAAACAGATAATGACAAAACTCCTTTTCAAACGTTTACAGATAAACTTAAAACAGGTTTAAAAGATCAATTAGCGGAAATGTTTACTAATTCTATGATGAATTCATTAGAAATGGGTAAAGGCGGCAGTATCACTAAAATGCTTGAAAAGACAGGTAAATTAACTTCTGCTACATTTAGCGGAATGGGTACTGGTCTTAAGGATATTTTCACAGGTAATATGACATGGGATAAATTCACTGGCGGAATTAGTAGCTGGTGGGGTGATATGACTAAGGTTGATGATGTTGACAAAACACCTGAAGTAAGATTCGACGAAGCTACGATTAGATTTGACGCTGCTGTAAATAGACTCATTGGCGGTATTGGCGGCACACCTATAGCAGACTCTGTAAAAGGTGTATTTGATATTAATACTGTAAATGCTAATGGCGTATCAAATGGTTATACTGCTGACGGTACTGATTTGGCATATCCTTTGACGGATATGGCATCTGCTGTAGATGTAAACGCTCCTTCGGCTATTACTCAGGGCATCGCAGACACAAGCGGTTATGGTTCGACACCAGAGCTTACACCTCTTCCAGGTGCAGGAACAATGGGCGGTGCGGCTCCACTAGCGGATAAGATTGGTGGGTTACCGGATCAACAAGGCTTTTTAGATTCGATATCTGACTCATTCTCTAAATTCTTTAGTAAAGAAGGTACAGGTGGTTCTATATGGACTAGCTTTACTGACTTATTAGGTGGAAAAGATGGCAGTGGTGGTTTGTTTGGTGGTCTCAAAAATATGTGGGGATCTTTTGCAACCGAAGGTGGTGCTGGCAGTGGCTTCTTAGGAATGCTCAGTGGAATAGGTAAATGGTTTGGGAGTATTGGCGGAGCTGCAACAGGTGGTCAAATAACTGGTGCAGGTACGGCTACATCCGACTCAATACCTACGATGTTGTCTAATGGAGAATTCATTGTAAATGCCAAAGCAACGGCAAAGAATCTTCCAATGTTGCATGCAATCAATGGTGGAAAAGTACAACATCATTTCTTAGGATCATTATTAAGCTCAGCCAGTTCATTAATGAGTATTGGCTCTTCTGTAGCTACTATGGCAGCGGGTCCAGCACCAGCCGCAGGCGGTATTGGGGCAGCTGGTGGAATGGGGATGTTGTCTCAATTCTTTGGCATGTTTGGTAATCTATTTAAAAGTGATGGGCCTTTTGGCAAATTGTTTGGTAATGTAGGGAGCGGATTTAGTGATCTGTTTAAAAATCTTTGGGGTGGTGAAGCTAATCCTTTAGGCGCAGCAGGCGGAGCAGCACTGAATAATATGTTCTCAAGCAAAGATTTAGGATTTTCTTTTGCCGCAGGTGGTCAAGTAAGTGGGCCTGGGACTGGTACGTCTGACTCTATTCCAGCTATGCTTTCACATGGTGAATTTGTCATTAATGCTGCAGCTACTGCAAGACATAGAGACTTATTACACCAGATCAATAGTGGTAGAGTACCAACTTTTGCTACAGGCGGTATTGTAGACGCTGCTGCGCCAATAATGACAAAGCCAATCTCTGGAAATACAAAGCTAGCATCTACATCTGGTGCTATGAATAAAAATCAACAAGTAATTAATTTAAATATAACGGGCGACATTTCGCGACAAACTAAGCAAGAAATCTATAAGATGATGCCTAGCATCGCTGATGGCGTCAATTCGCAAAATAAAGAAAAAGGATATAGAAGATAATGGCATACGGTATCTGGGAAAACGGTAAGTTGATTGCTAAGTTTGCTGCACCACTAACACTTAGAAGCAATGTACCAATGTTTGTTTCAGATACCCTTTCATTAAGACGATTTACATATCAAAGAGCAGTGCAAAGATGGGAGTTAGACGCTAAGCTAGCTCCCCAGAGCACTACTGCAAATGACTTAATGGTGAATCTAATAACAAAAGGGTATTCAGAAATACTTACAATCACAACACCTCAAAACGTAGGTGCTAAAGCAAATTTAACAGCAATTGCAGATATTTACACTGCTGCAAATGCGGCAGTATTTAGTACACAAGTTACAATAGCAGCAACGCCTGATCAAAATGGGAGAGTAATTCCTAAAGGCACATTTATTAATTTCGGCAATGTTGGTAAAGTCTTTATGTTAACTTCTGATCTTGTTTTGAGTAGTACATCTACATCTGTTGCAAATATACATCCGCAACTTAGAACTGCGGTTACAGCAGCTACCCAAGTGAAATATAAAGATGATGTCTTAATGCGCGTTCGTTATGATACGGATGTTGTAAGAGGGATGGTGTATGAAGATGGTATACTAATGGATAACGGTATTGTCAAATTTATAGAGGCGGTGTAATGATACAATTTAGTCAGAATATTAATTACTGCTTGAAACTGGATACTATTGAAGCTTTTTATATGATAAAAGTAATTGAAGTGAATGGAACTTTATTGTATAATACTACTAGTTTTTATGCAGATATTCAATTAACAAAAACTGTTGGGAATAATGAAGTACCGTTAGCAGAGCACTTTTATAAATCTGACGGAACGTTAGTAAGTGTAGACCCTCCACAAGCTTCTACTAATGTTGATAGAGAGCAATATAAGATTGTATTTGCGGATCCTTTATTTACAAGAAAAGAAGATATTGCAAATAATCTTATTGGTTGCTTAATAGAATGTAGAGTAGGATTAGTGGATAGAAGAACAGCAGCGGGATCTAACCTTGGCAAGCCCTTTCTGAATATAGATGACACTGTTGTAGCCTATAAAGGCCGTGTAGAATCTTTAGGAATGACAGTAAAAGCAGGCGGCTTAGGTGAAAGATTAATTCAAATTACAGGTTCTAGTCCTATGCGCAATTTAGATATGAAGAAATCTACATATACTAGTAAAGATAATATACGTAAAAATAATCCATCTGATACTTGTTGCGACACTATTTATGAAGGCGCAACAGCTATAACATTAAAATGGGGCAAAACATAATGGTAATAACTACACAAGTTTTAACGGTAATTGCATTTCTAGCTACTGTAGCTCAAATGATTTGGCAATTGACTTCTGCAAAGAAACCGCCAACTCCTGACAATAGCGCTGCAGAAGCGCGTAAAGGGTATGAAATGGTAGTTGATGGCAAGCCAGACAGTCTACCTGTTGTTTACGGACGTGCTAAAGTAGGTGGAATAAGAGTCTTTAATGACACTAGTAGCGAATTTCATATGGCTGGCCCTAATAGTAATAAGACATGGGCATCAGGCTCAGGAGCTGATTACGAGTTATACTCTCAGAATGTTCAAGCAAAAGAAATGACACCTGAGGGTACAGTCGATTTGACTAAAGTTGTAAGAGACCGTGACGGTGTTCCTTTGAAAAATGCCGATGGGTCTTACCAATATATAGTTGTTGACTACATCTATAGTAATGCTAGTGTTAATAATCTTAATCAATTAGATGTGAGCCACATTAAAGGGCATAGAAACCAATTCTTATTTTTCCAACAAGCGTTATGTGTTGGTGAAATTTATGATATTGTTGATGTAATTATTGATGATTCCAGATATATCGATGACCCTGCATTAGGCACTTATGGTTCAGTGCCTGCTTCAAATTTTTATACAGCAGATGAAGATCCTTCTAAAACTAGATGGGATGATAAGGACGCACCTCGTTCAGCGTTTAGAATTGACATGCATTATAAAATTGCTCCAAATAATAGAGGTTTTAATTGCGCAGATGAAACAATAGCAAAAAATTTCCCGAATAGAGCGAAAGCCACTTTTACTGGATTAACTTATATTTCTGCGGTATTCAGATTAGACAGAGACGATCCGCAATTCACTAGTGTTCCGACTTTACAATTTTTAGTTAAAGGGAAGTTAATTCATTATCTCACTCCGACTTATCAATTATCAACAGATAAAGTTTACAGTAATAATCCAGCTCTATGTCTATTGGATTATTTATTAAGTGCAGATTATGGCGCAGGGGTAGATTTTGATACAGAAGTTGATGCGCAAAGTTTTTATAAAGCCGCTACAGTTTGTTCAACTATTGTTCAGAAGAATGTAGCAGTCGGTGGAAAGATATGGAAACCGACAGATAGATCATCTAGTGCAACTTCAAGAGACCTTGCGTTATATGAATGCAATATGATGATTGACACTAAGAAAAGTGTTAGAGATAATATTGAAGCAATTTTAGCTACAATGGCTGATGCTAGACTTATTTGGGCAGGCGGTAAATATAAATTAAGCTTACAATATCCAAATTTCAGAGATGCTACAACTAACACATTTACAAGCGCTGTTGGCGGTAATGAATGGATACAAGTAGCAACTACTATAACCGATAACGATTTGGTATTAGATCAAGATGTAGAAGTAACATGGCCTTCCGCTTCTGAACGTTTAAATCATTGCATTGTTAAATTCCATAACGAAGCTGAAGATTTTAAAGAAGACTCTGTAAGTTGGCCTTCAAAATTTGGATATGATATCTTAAGAGGCGTTGGAGGCTTTAAATACCCTGAAGCTGATTTCAGTTGGAATGAAGATCATGCATATGGCCGATTCTTAAATAATTATGCTGTTTGGTCTGGAGACACTTCACCGACCACACTAGAATACATTATTATTATTAAGAAAGAAGATATAATTGCTGATTCAAGTGCTAATTTTACGTTAGAAATGGCAGTTGACAGTGAGATGGACATTACTATCAAAAACTCAGACGGCACTATAAAACATTCGTATACATGTACAAAAGCTGAGACTGGTAAAAATACTAAGAAAATCGAATCACTTTCTTTTGGCAGTCCGGTTGAAGATAAATGGTATAAAGTTATTATAAACGCTAGAAACGTAGATGGTTATAAGCCAAAAGACTATAATGATAAAGGTGTTGCTGTTAAATTGTATAAGAGTAATAGAGTATTTTGGACAACTAGAGATTTTGCGTATAGCTCAGTATATCGTGATGTTGCAACAAATAATAAATATTTAGAATATAAAGCAGAAGATAATCAGTTAGATCTAGAATTAGAGATCTTTGCTGATGGTATAACTGATAGGTACCATGCTTCAGCAAGAGCTGAGGAACTTGTAAAAACTAGCAGATCATCTTATACTATAAAATTTAAATATGTATTAAGAGATATTTATTTAGAACCTGGCGACTTTATAAAAATTGAAAGTGAGACTTTAAACCTATTAACAAGTGGAAATACATCTACTTATTTCCGTGTTAACAATGTTAAGATAGGCGAAGAGAGTACATGTGAAATTGTTGCTCAACATTTTAATTATGACCAGTTAGCATGGACTGAGAAAAACGATGAAGTAACTACTCCAAAGACACCTAATTTCGTAAGCAAATCCGGGCCTTCATGGGTATATTTTGACTTTGCAAAAAAGAGTTTAGAAAGTTCAAGTGGTACGCTTACATGGGCAGAAGTGACGGCTGCAAGTGTTAAATACTATATGATATATATGTATGATCTTAATGGCGAAACAGTTTCTAGTGTGACATTGGCAAATACAAACTCCATCCCCGTGTTTAATGTAATTGGCCAATCGACAACTACTTCCTTCACATTACCCAAGATAAGCGCAACAAATGTTATCTTTGCAGTACGTGCAGTATTTTCAAATGGTTCATTTTCAGATTGGGCGTATACTAGCCAAACTCAAGCGATTTTATTAGTTCGAAGAATATACAATTTTCCTAATTTAATTGTTACAGGCGCATTACCAAACACTTTAAGCTGGACTGCTTGTAGTTTAAATATAGACGGTAAATTTCTTAAAGAAATTCCAGCCGGTTCTATTGCAGCAACTCAATTCCCATTATATCTTTACTTAGATACAAGTAGTACTTCTAATATAATAAAGACTACAAATACCCGTTCAGATTTATTAAATAATAAATTAATAGCAACTTATAATGGCGGTATTGATGTAGTATTGAGTACGGTGTCTGTGTTGCCTCCTGAAAATCTTAAAATTAATAATGTAGTAGGTACTTATTTTGAAGGTGAAGATGCAGAAATATCATGGGAATGTAGCGCAGAAACACTTAAAGATCCGTCTGGCCTTAAGGAATATTTAGTAAGAATTCTTAAAATGGATGGTACAGTAGTTCATTCTGTAGTTAAACCACCCTTGACGACAACTACTCGTGGGAATTCATTTAAAATAAATGCAGAATTAAATAAAAAGATATTTGAATCATTCACACGGAAATTTAAAATAGAAATTTATGCAGTAGATGTTGAAGGTATTCATACTGATTCTGCATTAGAAGCAACAATAGAAAATAAGGCTCCGAGTAAATTTACATTGGAAACAGAAGGTTCTTATAAGTCTGTTTATTTAAAAGCGATTGATTCCTCTAGTGATAGAGATATTATTGAGTATATCTTTAAACAATATGCCTCTGAAACAGCAACAAATCCAATTGCGACTAAGGCTGTTAAATCAAATTATCTTTATTATAGCGTATTACCGGATCAAAAATATTGGTATACAGTAACAGGTAGGGACATATTTGGCATTGGTGAAGAGAGTGAGAGAAGATTAGAGATTGCGGGTGGCACTATTGCATACGCTATAAGCTTGACCTCAGACAAAAAATATATAATTTATAAAGCAGACGGTACCAAAGTAACAGCAAATGATAATATTGTATTTACAGCAAGAGTAAGTGATGCTACAATTTCTGATTTTTCATTTAAATTTTATGTAGACAATGTATTACAAGTAGGTAATGTCGTAGGCAATCTACTTACATATTCGCCACCGGCGACATACGTAGGAAATCCTGTAAATGTGAGAGTAGAATTATATACGGTAGATAATCAGCTTGATATGATATCTACAGATTTCGTAATGGTGTACCAGCTTAAGCTAGGCGCTACTAATACACAATGTGTATTGGAAAATCCATATCAGATGCTTCCGGTAAATATAGATGGGACAGTGCAAATGAGTAATTCTGGCACTAGTTTAGATGTATTTTACGGTGCTGAACAGCTCACATATAGCGCAACAGATGTCTCAAGTGCAGGTATTAGTAACAGTAGATATAGTGTAACAGCTGTAGCAACAAATATAAAATTAGGGACACCAGTAATCAATGTTTTACCTAATTTGAAAACCTGCTACACAAAAGATTACACAGGAATGGCACCCGATTATATGACAGCAACTGTTATATTTACTGTCAAAATTAAAGATCCAGGAGGTGTTGTAACTACTCAGACTGTAACTCAAACCTTGTATAAAGATTTTGCGTCAGATGAATCTGCAGATATAATAAAAGCAGCTAGAACAGCAGCATCTTTATTAACCTCAGATGCTTCGGCAATTCCTTCTCCTGTTTTTGCAGGTACTGCTATTACGTATTCTACTGCAAAAACAATGGGTAAGTCTAATGGTACAATACATTGGACGTATCCTGGTGATGTTACAAAGATAAATGGCTTTGTAATCGCTTATTTCTCTAGTACTGCTACCTCGCAGGCTACACCTACTTATAAACAATTACATGAATTTACTAATGTATTTACAGTCGGGCCAAGCGTAAACTCATTCACTATTCCTGATTTAGGAACGGACGAATACACTTGTGCATTTATCTATGCATTCAGATATATCACTCTTTCTGTATTTAACACTTTAGAACAAGACGTTACATGTTATTTAAATAAAACTATGTACCAAGCAGTATCTCCAATTGCAAGAAGTCACGCTAATGAGGCATTATCTAAGTCAACAGACAGATACGCAATTAATGTAGATTTAAAATATGGTGATAAGGTCATATTAGCGTCTAAATTAACGAGTATTGGCGATGATTATGATAAGGGTAATAATGCCGTTGATACTGCACTAACTACACCTGTTACTGATATGCTATTGAGTTACAGTAATTTACAACCTTCTGGTAATGTAGATATCCTATTGCAATTTGCGTATTCAGGCGCTTTAGCGGATATAGACGGATTTGCAATATATGAAGCTACAAGTGCTACGGATGTAGCTATATCTGATATGACCGCCTCAAAAGTATTTTTAGATTCAAATGCAGTATATATTACAAAAGAAGATCTTGATGAAACGCCTGCAGCATTTTATTATAAATTCATAGATGCACGACCTACAATGTTTAGAACGCATTTCATTGTACCTTATAGAACGGTTGGTTTAAAGGCTACACAAGATTCATTTAAGGTAAAAATGAAGACTGCCTTAAATACTACAGATAGTATTGCTGCAAATTATGTAACATCTGCGACAAAAGACGGGAATAAAATATGGGTATGCCTAGGGGCAGTAGCCAGAAGTCGCGCTAATGGTTCTTTATATCAACCAATGACTTACGCAGAATTTGATGGTTATGTCCAAACTGCTGATGGGCTTGTGTCTATAAAACAAAAAATAGTTGATTTTAATAATGGGAATAAAGGTAGCGTAGCTGATATTACGACAGTAATTCCTTTGACGTCTAATGAAAACTTAACATTAGCTGGTAATATCTCTAATAAAACGGATGCTACAGCATCTTGGAGTTATCTATCTGCTGACGAAACAAAAATTGACGGGTTTATTGTTTCATTATGGAAAACTAAGATAAATACGGATGGCGCAGGTGCAACTCCATTGCCAAATATGGATAAGCAATTAGCTGGCACTTTTGTCAGTCTGCTGCAGACTGAAAGGTCGTTTACATTTACTGACCTAGATCCTGCATACTACTACAATGTTGTTGTTATACCATATCGTATTCTGAGTGATACAATTTATAATGCTCAGGCTAAAACAGATAAATCTGGAAGTCCTAGCGGAGGGTATTGGAAGGCTGGCTACCCATTTAAATATTCAGGTTATCGCAGATGTTCTAGTACTAATCTGAAATATACTAGAAGTGATACCGCATCTATTGCAGCGCCTCAAAATCCTAAGAAAGGCGATTATTGGTTAAATATAGACAATACACTTAATGCGTTACCTCAAAATGGAGCTTATCCATTTAGACAAGCAATGTATGACGGTACAAGTTGGTATACATTAACAGAAGCTGAAATAATTGCAAAAGAGTCGGCAGGATTTAAAAGAAAAGAGTACGCCAGTGCTACAGAGCCTCGTAACGAGATAGGCTTTATTTGGCGAAATACTTCATCAAGCGTTGTGTCGGGTGTGGCAGGTGGCGAATCCGTCACATGGGATGCTGCATCAAGTCTATGGGTGCCCTTGAGTGGTGGGCGAGTTATCTCTATGACGCTTGGAGCATGGGCGGGTGGTGCACAAAATATAAGTGTAAGCCCACTAGAAGGTAATTTCTTCTTTGAAGATACGGGCCCTACTTTAAGGCGTTTGTATATTGCAAGAGATGGCAAATGGCAGGAGTTGCATGATCTTGCAAAAACAAGTAATAGTGCTACTACAGAATACGGTACTACTATACCTACTACAAGTTCACATCCTACATTAAAGAAATATTTATATTATGCTTTACCTAAAACTGGTAGTGTTTCAACTGTATTTAAATTTTATACACGCAAGACAACTTCGGATCCTTGGGTGACTGAAGCAACTAACTTAACAAGTAAACGCTTGATTGAATCTTCAACAATTCCTAATAAGGTGTAACATGACGGAATATATATCAGCTGGAGAGAGCTGGAAAAACACGGGAGCAGCTGTTACTGATCTGGGGGTTACTATTCCTGCTGGTGCAACTGCGTTATGGACAGGTAGTACTTGGATTGTTACAGATGCGCCTACCATTGTCAACACGGTTCCGCCAGCTAATCCTGCAGAAGGGCAACAATGGGTGGATTCAAGTGAAACACCTAATATATTAAAAGTTTATCATAAGTACCCTACGGAAGGCTGGGTAGAGATTTCTACTACGGTAAAGAAGGGTACTGATATTGGAGTAGACGATGGCGCAACTAAGAATAATTTCTCAGGCCCATGGACATTGGGTGCTACCTATCAAAAGGGTGATATTGTAACAAACGCAAATGGTGACAGTTGGTCATGCAATATTACGCATTTAGCCGCTGCAATTAATGCACCACCCGGAGATGGATCTGTAATCGTAACCAATTCTTATTGGAAATTATTAGCTGCAAGAGGCGCAAAAGGTGATCCTTCGTATACGTGGATTAAATATGCAGATGACGCAACGGGGACAAATATTTCTAGTACTCCTTTAACTTCTAGCTTATATGTTGGTATAGCTGCTAATAAAATAAGTTCTACAGCCTCATCATCATATTCAGATTATGTATGGAGTTTATTTAAAGGAGATAAAGGTGTAAAAGGCGATTCAAGCTATATGTGGATTAAATATGCAGATGACGCAAATGGCGCTGGATTGAGCGATAGCCCTACTGATAAAAAATTTATAGGTATTGCTACAAATAAAACTACAGCTATCGAATCTACAACAGCTAGTGATTATACTTGGAGTCCACTAGGGACAAAAGGTGATACCGGCGATTCTGCAGTTCGTGTGTATCGAGGAGCTGCGACAAACACTCAACCTGGACAACCTACTGGAAATTATAGCACTATTACGTCATCAGGAACTGCAGTAGACACATGGTATCAATCGCCTGTTACAGTAAATGGTACTACAATTAAAATGCAATGGCAATGTGATGGAATTAATACAGCTGCTGGAGATACTACATGGGGTACACCTTATTTAAGTTATCTTAAAGTAGATACCTTACAAGCCATCAGTACATATACAGGCTCATTGACGTCAGCTGCGGATACGGGCGAGCGGTTAACTATTAATGAAGTAATTGATTCAGTAGCAACAAATGAATTTAGATGTTATAGTGGAACAGCGCCTACTAAAGTAGTATTTAGTGGAGGAGATCGTTCCGTAGCATCTCAAATAGACGCAATTGTATACGCTGATGATAGTAGCGTTGCTGCTGTAAGTGGCAACACTAATTTGTTTGGCAGATGCTACCAAGCATATGTTTTGAGACGTGCAAGCTATCCCACGGCTATCAAAAAATCAGGTCTTAGCTACCAGTCAATGTTCAGAGGCTCCGGTGCTTACAAAGATAGTGGAAGTACTAACACTACTAATGATATTTCAATGGAAATAGGCACATCTGGCTGGTTTACAAATGCTGGTACTGGCGTAGCTACAGAGGTTGTTAAACTATTTGCTGCTGGATATGTCACTCTTGATTATGAGGATGTTAATGTTATTCTTGGTTACAAGACCGGTTCAACTGTATATGGCGCTAAGATTAGCGTATCTACAGCAGCTGTATCTATACAGGTTGATTTAGCTACAACAACACATGCAGTAAACGCAACAGGTGCTAAGAGCTATTTCTCAAACAGTACTCAAGCTGTAACACTCTGTAATGGTACTGATGCTATCACATGCCTTGGAAACATAACCACTAATGGTAACGTCACAGCGTATGATGGCTCTGATAGAAGATGGAAACACAATATTGTTAAGATTGAAAACCCTTTAGAAAAGCTTAGTAAAATATCTGGATACACATTTACATGGAATCAAGATTACTACGATAAGCAGAATAAAGAACTTTTCAAGCAACATGATGTCGGTGTTATTGCACAAGAAATTCAAGAAGTGCTGCCGCAAGCTGTCCATGAAAAGGAGGATGGGTTCTTAGGGGTTGATTACCGCAAGGTAATTCCTTTGCTAATTGAAGTGGCAAAGACACAACAAGATCTTATTGATACTTTAACTAAACGAATAGAGGATTTAGAGAAATGACGCTTGAAGAAGCATTACAAATAAGAATGGATGAAGCTGCACAGGAGCGTATGCGAGAAATTCAAATCATGGTTGAGACGCACGCGCGTGATTCAATTACCGATCAAAATGGAATAACAGCAGAAGCTGTTAAGGTGGCACTACATGGTATTAATCCCGAATCCGAGACGTGGCAAGCTTTCCGCCAGTGATGTAAATACTCAATTAGGCGTTGCAAGTAATACATTACTATCCTTTAATGGGGCAGCATTCAGAAATCTTGTAGGATTTTCTACTGGATGGCTGAGTATGTTTGATGCTTATGGTAGAGGAGGAGGCTCCACTGTTTCTTATACAGTAAGTGTCAATACTTCTCAACCTACAGCTATTACTGTGAGTGTTCCAGTATCAGCTGGGGCTGCTTCGTATTTCCATATATATTCTATTGCGTATACAGGTGATATAATAGGTACCGTTACAGGGGTATCTGAATATAATACTTCAGGCTCAGTAACATTTGCTGGTTTGACTAACGGTTCTAGACAAGTTGTAGTGGTAATAGTTTGTGCCACTGATGGTTCTATGACATACTCCACACAGATTATTACAGTAGGTTATGTGCCTACTGTACCTGGGGTGCCTAGTTTTGCGATAACTCCTACTATTGCAACAATCGGTGGTACGTTAACACCGGTAGCTTCACCCGTCACAGGTTTGCCAACTTACCAATCTGTATCACTCTACAGGGACATGGGCAGTCTTACTTTTATAGACTCACGGACATCGTTATTGAACGTGCCTTGGGGTTGGGTATTTGATGCCTTGCCTAATAAAAAGTATTGGATCCTTGGATATGTAAGCAATACAGCTGGGAGTAATACCGCATCTACAACAGTATGGACACCCTCAGATACGATCACTACACCCCCAACTGCGATTGACACTATCTCCTTAAGCGGTACTCCAACAAATCGAACGATAAGTTGGACAGGCGCTGTAGGCGCGGCTCAAACTACTATTTTTATTTGGGAGTATGTAGGTGCCCCTACATACTTCGGCACACAATACGTGTACACTGCTGTAGAAGGCAACTCTCTGAGTGGCATTACCAATATACCTACGGGGAAAAATATTTATATTTCTCTTAGGGCAGAAAATTGGAAGAACTACGTAACAAAAACACTGAATACATACAATAATTAGGTAATTATATGCAAATAGGTATAATGTTTAAAGAAGACACGCCATCAGATGTTAGATACAGTTTGCTAAATGCAATTCAAGGGCGAGAGGATGAAATATTCAGTGAAACAGTTGTTGTAGTGTCTACACCTATGGAAAATTTTACTGAAGTAGAGGAAATTCTCTTAAATAGCCCTTACGTTATAAGGATAGAACAACCAACTCTCTATAAGAATGCCCTTGTATCAGTTGATCCTGGTTACACAGCCAGCCAATGGCATTTAAAATCAACGACAACTGCGGGTATTGGAGCAGATGTAGCTTGGGCAAATGGAAACGTAGGTTCAGACTCAATATATGTAGGTGTAATTGACAGCGGATGTTTTTTGCATCCGGATCTGATAAAGAATTTGGGACAAGTGCCTAATGAATCTTTAGTCAGCGGAACTGATGGAAATGGTAATGGGAAAAAGAATGATTATTACGGATGGAATTTTGCCTGTAATAATAATGTTACATTTGATAGCCCTAAGTCCGGAAGTTCTAGTCAATTGCACGGAACTTACTGTTCAGGAATTATTGGCGCAGATGGTGCTAATGGCACAGGTGTTGCGGGAGTTTGTTGGAATATTCGTATTATTCAAGCAAACGTAGTTAAGCCTTATGGTACGGGGTTTAATAGTTTTGATTGCGCACTGGCAATTCGATACTTCAAAGAATTAAAAACGCTTGGCGTTAATGTTGTAGCAGTTAATCTGTCATATGAAGGCTCTTCAAATTCTTTTGTAGAAGAGGCAGCAATGTTTGACGCTCAAGATATTTTATTTGTAGCAGCAGCAGGAAATAGTGGTCAAGATGTTGAGGCCACACCAGCGTACCCTGGAAGTTGTGTGTCAGAGAACCTTATAAATGTTGGTTCAACAAACGCAGCAGGGGCAATGTCAACGTTTTCAAACTATGGATGGAAATCTGTAGACTTGTTTGCGCCTGGAGAAAACATTTATACAACAACTGGCTATCGATCGGACGCAGATATGGTTTCATCCTTCACAACAGCGAGTGGCACATCGTTTTCCGCGCCTTGCGTTACTGGAGCTATAGCTTTGTATAAAGCTAAGTATCCCGCAGCAACTGCTGCTCAGATTAAAGAGGCTATTCTTGCCAACGTTACCAAAGTTCCTGCTTTAACGAGTATGTGTGTATCGGGTGGAATTTTAAATGTAAGGAATTTTTAATGAAATATTTATTTGCACGATTAAAAGAACCATCTACTTGGTTTGGTATTATTTCCTCTACCTTGGCATCATTAAGTGCCTTTAAAATAGTCGAACTAACACCAGAACAAATGGACGGTATATTAGCGTTATCTGTTGCCATCTTAGGTGGCGGACATGTAACATCCAAGGATCCTGAATAAAGGGGAACGGCCCTGACTTCGGTTGGGGCCTTTTATATATGATTATACGAAGAATTACACATAACAGAGAATTAGATGATTGCGTCAAAATATATATGAAATTTGCGCAACCTGAATTAATCAGAGCAGATTATGAAACATCATTATATTCAATGAAACGCATAATAGCATTAAGAGGTTTTTTAAGAGTTGTTGAAGTAGGTGGAAAGATAAGAGCATGGCTACTTGCTGACGTTAGGAGAAATGAATGTATCAAAGATCCTGTACTGCAACAATGTTTCTTTGCTTCTGATTTAACAGGAACAAAAGCTGTCAAAGCTGTAATATTATTACATGAAGAACTTATTGAAGAAGCAAGACGAAGAAATATTAACTGTATCATATCAGGCGGAAGTAATGCTGACGAGAAAAACGTGTTTACCAGAATTCTCGAAAAACAGGGCTGGAGTAGGATCGGATACGTAGCTACGTGGCATTTGGACGAGCATCCCTGATGATGGCCATGCCAAAATTTTCCGCGACAAGAGGGGCAGTTTCTGCACGAATTTTGGTGGGCGTGAAATCTGGGCGTGTGTGTGGCGCGTGCGTGGTGGGCATCACTGAGGGATCAGCGTGCCAGCCGCGTGCCGTGTACCCCAGTTTCTGGTGCCAGAACGGGCGGTTCTGCGCCACTGCGTGCGAAACTTTTGACACTGAACCCGTTGAATTAACCCTTCAGACGTCCCCCTCAATTAACCCCTAGGACGTAGTCCGTTATCTGTTATTCTTTAGTATTAAAATCTTAAAGGGAATATGCGGAAATAATGGTATCTTATATGATAATCAATATCGATTATTATAACTAAGGAGAATCCTATGAGAAAAATAACAGGCGTTACAGAAACTACCTTCAGCAAACAAAGAGAGAAACAAGATTGGAATAAGAAAGTACTCGGCAAAGACAAGCCGCCCATTCCTTTTAGTTACTTTTTAGAAGCTGCTTTAAAAGGAGGTAAGAAATGAGTACAATTAGAGGCGGTGCTTGTAAGGTGAGGGTGAGTGAAGTTACCTATACACCAAAAACCAAAATCGATGATCCTTCGTTTGAGAAAGATATCAAGTCACTTTCAGAGCGTGATTTCGATAAATTACTACTATTGGTAAATAATAAACAACGCAGAATATTTAAAAAAGTTAGGGGAACAAAATGAAGGCTACAGTTATGTTTTTAATCAATAGAACTTTAGACAGTTCTATTCATTCCCAAATTCCTTGGGATTTTGATACAGTAGATGCAGAGGAATACTTCAATTATTCAACACTGCTTGAAGGAGCAGATGCACGAATTAAGATTGGTGCAAACATTCAATATTCATGGAATGATGTTGAATGGAGTGGTGATAGGGTTGAATCCCTTGCATTAATCCTCGATTTAATCAACGAGGAAGATTACAAATTATGTGTCTTATGTGAAGGGCACTTATTCCAGTCAGGATTACTGGTACTTTAACAACAGGGATGTTCTTCGGAGCATCCCTTTTATTTGCATTCCAAGAGGAAATTTACAATGAAAAAACTTAAAGCAATAAATAAATTAAATTCGTTCTGGGTAAGAGAGCGTCAAGATATTGGTGGTATTAAATACTTTAATTATGTGCATCCGGGAGCGGGAATTACGCTCTATTTGGTTGATGAACACACAGTAGGGTTGGTAATCTTAAGCTCAAAAGAAACATTTGAAATTCCTTTAATATGGGATAATATATGTGAGTATTATCATCTAGGTGAGTGGGATGAAGAAAGCTTTGATGAGTTATTAGAAGGAGAATCGCTATGAATCTATTTCTGATCTATGCTTTTTTATGGGCAGGTTTTGGACTTGCATGGGTGATGTATGAAATTACTCAGGCTGATATTCGTGCAACACGCGAATATAAAATGGCTAAGAAACGTAAAGCTCATGGCCTAAAAGTCGGTCAATACGACTATAAATAATTGCGGAAAAAGAGGTATCTTATATGAAGTACAATAAGGTACCTCACAACTTAATCCAAGAGGAAAATAAAATGTTTACATACATGCTGGAAACAGCAAATGATGAGTTGAGATGCTCATTAAACTTCTCGAGTGCTGAAGAAGCACTAGCGCACAGCGCACCAATAACAGCAGCTTTAGAAGCTGCAAACTTTCGTGGAATACACGTAACTGTGTATGCAGTAAATGCGGAAAATCAACTAACCTACCTTTAACAAATAAAAGACCTAGGTATGTCTAAAACTGCCTATAATATTCCAAGAGGAGCTCAATATGTTACCATTATTATTAGTAGTATGCGCAGGAGCGGCAGTTGCTGAAACTGAAAAGTCTCAAAGAAGAGCTTTAGAACGCGCTAATTTTCAGGGAACTTTAACTACATCTGATCCCACAGAAATATGGGTAGAAGGTGAAGTGAGAACTGAATCTAAGAAATCTAAAGAAATGTCTTCATGGAAAGAGCAAAGTGTAAAGCTTGATCTTACAACTTTAGTAGTTATGGATGATCCAGGTTGGGGTAAGAAAGTGAAAATTTACTGCCCAACTAGTAAAACTGAAATTATTATTAAATCTAAAACTTTTGATAAAATGCTAGCGATAGCTGAACACCATCAGGTAAAAATGAAATATTCTATCTAGCGGTGATTCCGACTAGAGCAGCATGGAGATTTATGAAAATATTAAAATCTTTATGTAAAGCTGCAGTCGGAATTGTAGCAATAAATTATTCATTACCTGCTTTTACTGGTATTGCTGTATCAGCTATTGCTATAGCTTCAGATACTAATACATTAGAAACAAAATACGTCTATAATCGAAGAAGACGTTAAATTCGCCTCTAGGGATTCCTTTTTGGAATTTCTAGAGGTACTCACTTATTTTTTTCTTTAGGACTAATATGCGAAATAGATTGAAGCAATCATTAACACGTAGAATGCAATTAGAAATTGCTCCTCAGAGTCCTCTTAAGTTTCTTAAAGAAATTGAATTAGAAAGTATATTAGATGTAATAATATCTAATCTATATTTATACACACGTCCTAAAAGAGGTGCAGTAAATAAACAAATCTTGATGGTAGAAGTAATAAGTATCATTGGGCATTCAGTCCGAAAAGGTATGAAGAAAGATTCATCTGTTGCAGCTAAGACAGGTGCTTTCATTCTATATTCATTTGAAGAGCTTGGTATGCTCAGATCTATTCTTGGATCAGCTGGAAATGGGCATGCTACATATGTTGTAGAAGTAGTAGATGATGCTGCGATACAGGCGTTATGGGAAACAGTAAGCCGTGAGGGTGCAAAAGGTAAACTACCTTCATTAGTGCCATACGAATCTTACACTGAATTTAAACATCCTACAGGACAAGTGTTAGTTAAGACAGGAAATAAGGATGTTCCCGGTATTCTGACGCCTGATACCCATCCAATAGTATTTGATGCTATAAATAAAAGTTTATCTACAGGCTGGCAGATAAATAAAGAAGTTTACACAGTAGCTAAATGGGCTTTGAATAATCACACTGATGCTTTCAGTGATATATGGGAACAACAGAACCCGCAAGCTAAAGCCACTAAGCTTCGAGAAACAAAGGCTATCCTGTCAATAGCAGATAAATTTATGGACACCATATTTTATCATATGTATTATCTTGATTTCAGAGGTCGTAAGTACCCTACAACAGCATATCTACATGAGCAGTCTAGTGATATTGCTAAAGGTCTCTTAATGCGTCAAGATAAGAAAGCTATTGGAGAAGAAGGTTTCTTTTGGTTATGTGTATCAATTGCTAGTAATTGGGCAGGTTCTTCAGGTCGCGAAGATGGCGCTAAAACAGATAAAATAAATCTTAAAGATCGATATCAATGGGTATTAGACAACCAAGAGATTTTATTATCATATGCAGAGAGTCCAAAAGTAAATCAAGGCTGGATGGCAGGAGATAAACCGTGGCAATTCTTATCAGCATGTATTGAATTGAAGAATTCACTAAAGCTTGGCCCAAGATATTTAGAGTATGAATCACATGTTGAATGTTTTATTGACGGTTCAACTAATGGCTCACAACACTTATCTGCTTTAACACGAGATGAAGTAACAGCACCATATGTTAATTTAGTTCCACTAGAGTTACCTGGAGACTTATATGCATACGTTGCAGAACATGTATGGAATAAAATAGCACATGATATAGCACGGATGCCTGCAGATTTAATCTTACAATGTGAAGATTTTATAGATGGATTAATTAAACTAAAGAAAAAGATTACTGCTTCTGAGCCTAAATCAGATGTTAGAAATCAACTAGTAGCGCAAATAAAAGCCTACAAACAACAATGGTCAGATATTGGTTCTATTGCAGCACCAGTGTTCTGGAACAGAATTAAAGATTCTAAACAAAGACGTAAGATTGTTAAACGTAATACAATGACACTTCCGTTAATCCTAGCGGAAATAAAAGAATGTGAATTCGGTGGAACTCTATTCGCCATAGACAATACCGAGCCAAGCTACTGAATACTGTCGGGAGATATGGTTCAGATGAAGGTGTAACGACTATTATGTACCGGGGAAGTCCCTGGGAAGCGCATTCCACACTCTTAGAGATGTGATGATATAGTCTCATCTGCATAGTGATATGCAGCAGTAAATTTAGTTATTTCGGAGAAATATAATGTATTGGAAAGAATTTTATGATTATAAAGATGGTGAATTAATTCGATTGTATAGTAACAATCAGCATAAACATGTAGGCTCAATTAACAGTTCTGGCTATAAGCAATTTGAGCACAAGCAAAAGACATATATGGTCCATAGAGTTATCTGGGAATGGCATAATGGTCCAATTCCAGATGGTATGACAATAGATCATATAGATATAAATCCTTTAAATAATAGAATCGAGAATTTAAGATTAGCTACGCAATCTCAAAATGCAATTAATACTAAAACACCTAAAAATAATACTACAGGTTATAAAGGAGTTTTAAGTACACCTAGTGGTAAATTTCAAGCAAGACTTGGTTATAGAGGAAAGAAATTATACCTCGGCTTATTTAAAACTGCCGAAGAAGCTGCAGAATGTGTAAGACAAAAATCATTAGAATTGTATGGCGAGTTTACAATCTAATTTATAACAAAACTAAACTAAATTTACGGGTAAGGATTAACGATTCTTGCTGAAGATAATGACGGGGGTAGTAGTTATGGGCTCGGTGAACAACAAATCTTAGATGCTAAGAAACATGGCATTGAGCTACTGCTCCACATGGAACATAAATGGGGTGCATGGCTAGGCCGGTTAGTATTTGAAGACTGTAAAGCATCATTAGAAAAGCCAATGCGTCTTTTAAATATATTTGAACATGCTGGAAGAAACTGTGAGAAGATTGAAGAATTCTTATCATGGAATGTTCCAGTAGTAAACTTTCCTGTAGTTCAAAACTACACAGAAGGTAAAGTTAAAAAGATTTATGTGCAATATGGGCCACCAATTGGACCACGTAAATCTACAGGTTATTATGAGAACACATTTCAATTAGCAATATGTTTCATTGAAGATGTAGTTCCTAGTAAAGGTAAGCAGTCTCAAGGAGCAGCACCTAATGTTATTCATAGTTTAGATGCAGCACACTTGGCGCTTACTACACATCGTTGTGATTTCACTATCACGACTATTCATGACAGCTATGGATGTTTATTTGCTGACATGCCAAATCTATATAGAATTGTACGAGAAACTTTCGTAGAGCTTTATAAAGAAAATCCATTGTATCCAATAATGGATGATATTGACGGAGATCTTACTTATCTTGAGATGGGTGATCTTGATATTAATTTAATTCTAGAAAGCGAATATGCTTTCGCATAGGAGTTTATATGACAGCGCCACAACAGTACACAATACATGAGTATGCAGAAAAAGTTGGAGTTACATCTAACACAGTTAGAAACAGAATTATGCGTAGTGAAGCAGATCCTGTCGGTATGATTAAAAACAAAAATGGAAGTGTTACTTATATTTATAGTGGCATTGACTTAAAAGCATGTATGCACAATTATAAAAAGAAAGATAGAGAACCAATCGAGATTACAAATCCAATGTGTAAGTTTCTCTCGGTCCCTCTTAATCCTGTGGGCAAATGGTATGGGTTTAATACATGCGCAATTTAATGATTGATAGAATATTATCTTCAAAATGGTATATAGATCTTGAAGATGCTGGTGAAGTAAATTTTACATTAGTCAGGCTAAGCAATGAAAGTCTTTTAGAGGTTTTCGAGAAAACTTTAATTTATTACTAGAGGTGAGATATGAGTAATGTAACAATGATTAAACAGCCTGAGAGAAAGACTCGTAATAAGATTTTGAAATTAGCTGAAAATTGTAAAGAAGATTATAGCGCATTAGAAGACCTTCTTAATGATAATTGGTTTTTAACCGATGTTGTATGTATTCCTGGTACACCTTCTTATCACCCTTCCGCTACTGTATTTATTTTATATAAGGATTAATCATGTCAGTCAAAGAGTACATTTCAGCTGTAACCGATGATAGAGCTGAACTCCGTAAGAAATTACTCACTGCCCAGTATTACATGGGGCATCCCCTTAAGCATATTGAATTTAATAGTGATTGGATAAAAATCAATGACTATGACATCAGCCTGGTTAATACTTACTTTACTATTTCAGATGGACATCTGTCTGAAGCAATGTGTTTAGATGCTGATGTAAATCATGTGTATGTTCATTGCGGAGATGAGTTTGAGATGATTACAGATGAATCTCTGTCGTATTCTGAAATGCTTGCTGGCGCTGACGCTGTTGGCGAACTTTTACCGCCTGAAATATTTGTATTTAAAATTGAACTCTACAAAGGAGAATAAGTATGATCATCGAAAAGAAAGCACCATCATTTCACAAAATTACTTCAATCTCTAAAGGGAACTCAGGTATCTCACGTACTTCTGCAGCATTGGCTAACGATGGCCTCATTAGTATGCTGTTAAATAATTTGAAAGCTGAATTGGAAGCTCCACGGAGACCTAAGAAATTCCTTATTTCTGATAAAGATTTATTTGTTATCAACAGATTCATCTCCGCAGAAATTTGGAAAATATTAGGAGACCATAGCCCATTTGCGCGTAACACAAGCTCTAATGATGTTGGTGTAGTATTCGGCTTAAGCTACAGCGTTTCAGGTGCATGTAAAACATCACAGTTTGTAATAAATATTGATAGCATGCCATATGATATCAATGTAAATGTTCGTGTAGCATTTCCTAATGGTAACTACACATCATGGTCATTAGCTAAGTTGGCACCAGCTACACATCTTGATTTTGTATCTCAATACTGGGATTAATTAGTTGTAAAGCCTGAGTAAGCTTTAAACTGCTCAAAATGAAAAGGAGCAAAGTATGTTAACATCAATAGGTTGTCTCGTAGCTGTAATGTATTTCGAGGCAAGAAACCAACCAGTTGATACTATGCTAGGCGTAGGTCAAGTATTAATTGAACACGCCCGTCCAGGTGAAGATTTATGTCATGTGATTCAAAGAGATCCAGGACTATTTACATGGGCACGACATGGTATGAAAACACCCCACCCTAAGCGTAAAGCCGACAGAGACGTGTTGGATAAGCAATATGAATTGGCGCGAAAAATGTTATTCAGAAATCTCAGAACGACCAAATTAACAGAAGGCTATAAGCATTTTAATAATGTGCCTTTAGGCAAGCGCTTTAGAACAAAAGTTAAAATGGTAAAAATTGGCGATTTATTATTTTTCTAGGAGAACCAAATGGATAATATTCTGAGTACGATTAACTATGTATTAAATTTAGAAATATGTGATTTTGAAGATTACGTATGCGACCAGTGGAATGATGATTCATTTACTCCACGAAACAAAAATATGCTTGATAGAGCGTTAATAGACGACAATATTGATCATATGTACAAAACAGCTTATTTAGCTGGAGAGGAGTATGCAGCACTCAATATGAAAGCTGTTGTAGGTGGTTTAGCTGTTTTAAATTACAATCAACTAAAAGTAATGGGGCAATAATGTTAAAAGATATATGGAAGACAATGTTTTCACTTACAGTATTAATACCTTTATTTGTATTGATATACATTTTATACATACCTTTTCGATTGATTGGTATTGACTTAATAAAGATAGTTGAGGACAAAATTAATGATGTCTTACGGTGATATGGCTTTATGGGCTTCGCTCTTTTTTGTAATGTATAAGAATGTACATTGGTATAAAGTAGCGAAAGATCAATTTGAACAAAATGCTGTACTTCAACAGAGAATTGCAGAGTTAGAAACCATTATAATTATTCATGGGATTAAAAATGAAAGTAAGCACTAGAGATGTAATGATTCGATTAGGTATCACACAGATGCAATTAGGTATGGCTTTGTATTCAGGAAGATTACCTAATCATGCAGCTGATGCCACATGGGATAAAGAAGCTATTGAGCCTTACCTAGCTAATTGGGAAAGACAATTAAAAACTGCAAAGCAGGAAATACGGAATGATTGAATTATTTATATACCTGGCAAATGTAAGCGATAAATTAAGTGCATTCCTTACATTATTAGGCTGTATTGGGATAGTGGCGGGACCACTAGGATGGATTATTGGCCATAGTGAAGAGAGTGATACATCTATACGTATATTTAGAAATATCGCATTTACAAGCTTTGCTATGTTATTTTTCAGCTGTTTTATTCCTAACTCCCGCACGCTATACACGATAGCTGCAGCTCACTACGGTCAAGAAGTTGTACAGTCTGAAATGGCTGTCAAGGTTAAACACCTGCTTGACTTGAAACTTGATGCATTACTGAAAGAGGCTGAGACACAAAAATGAAATTACTCACAGAAGAGATTGCAGAATTGCTAACACTATTGAAACTGTTAAGAGCATTTATTGGCACAGGCCAAGACGGTTATGACGAGACTGCTAAAACAATTGACCGATACATAGATATGTTTTCTAAATGGAGCAAACAATGATTACATTCAAACAAAATTCACATGTCAGAGAATTCTTTGATGGCAAGAAAACACACCCTCACTGGAAACCATTGTGGGATAAGCTTGAGCCTATTGTAAAGACTACGCATGATGCTGCAGGATATGTACATGAATTTGGAGGTAACATACATATCCTAGAAAGCTTTGGCGATTTCTTACAAGTTAAATTCATGGGATTAGATGACAGAGGTGTCTTTAAAGAGACTAATCTTGCTCTAGATCCTGGATCTTTTGATATAGCTCAAAAAATTCCAGATTCGGATTGGTTTGAAATTCATATTATTACTAGCAATACTGGTGGTCATGTATGGTTCATTCCTGATTCACTTGCTCGTGTAAATGAGAATGTACAAGAGTCAGTAGACCTTTCGTAATAAATGTGGGTCTCTATAAATGATTAGAGACCCCGTTAAATTAACCCTAATTCAAAAATCAAAAGAGAGAACAGCAATGGCAAAGTTATATGACGTAGAAATTTATTTCGCTAAACTTGGTAAACCAAATGGCAAGTTTAATAAAGAAAATCCTACATGGGAACTCCAAATTCGGACTACCGACAAAGAGAAAAAGAAAGAATGGGAAGCTATTGGGCTGACTGTTAAAGCTATCGTTCCAGATGATGGTGATACCTATTTCAGAGCTAATCTGAAAAAGAAATCTATTAAATCAGATGGTACACCAAATGAACCTGTGAAATTGATTGACGGTAAGTTAAGACCTATCGATCCTAATACAATTGGGAATGGCTCTATTGGTAATATTCGTGTCTTTGAATATGAATATAAAGACCCAATGGGCGTTACTAAGAAAGGCTTTACTCTTATGACAGTACAGCTAACAAAGCATATAGTATATACTCCACGCCTTAGTGAAGACGATTTCGGTGAAACAGACTATGAACGTGAGTTCAGCAGTAATGAAACTGAAGATGACGTATTCTAAGGGGTCTTATATGAAACCAAGTTACACTTATAAAATATTTAAAGACGGCAGATTAGTAAGATTCATTAATGAAAATGAATTAGAAAATATGCGTTCATTCTTAAATAATGGATATATTATCAGAGCTGAAACAGATAATATGCCACTACTAGGAATGACTTATATTAAATCAGAAGATGATTTAGATGCTTGGTATGCACAAATAGAAAGAAAACATTGGGTTAAAAAAGAACAGAGTAATATTGAATTTTATTACGATGGTAACCTAATTGGAAAATTTGATATTGATGAATATCTAAGTAAAAATGTAAGAGATACAACTGAATATAATTTAGAAAATGATCATTTAATTGCAGAGTTTATTGTTAATGATAAACTTATTCACACATTCTATAATGAAGAACAATTCGATAGGTTTCTAATGGACTATATTCAAAAAGAAAATACACCTGTAGACCCTGCGCATTACAAGGGCTACGTAGAAGAATTACAATGGTTGGATACTATGAGCAGAATACCTACTCTTAGAGATCCAATCAAGTTTGAAGCGGCTGTTGAACTTCAAATAAGAAAATACTTAGACCGTAATGGTCAAAAGGATGATTCTCTTCAAGAACTCCAAAAAGCTTTATGGTACTTAAAGTACCTAATCGCCTATAAAAAGGCCGGCAGACCGATAAAGGTTGGAGAAGTAGAAAGCATCCTATAACACAATCGGCACCTCACTAACAATGGGGTGCCTTTTATTTGGAAATTATATATGAATTATGTATTCGATATTGAAACAGACGGTTTATTAAAAGACGTTACACAAATGTGGATCATGGTTGTACATGATGTAAGTGCAAATAAACGAATGAGATTCTTACAAGGAGATATGCATTGGATACATTTATTTAACAACGCCCGACAAGTCATAGGGCATAATATAATTGGATATGACTTGGCAGTATTAAAGAAATTGTTTAATTATGAATTACCTAAATCAGTAAAAGTAGTTGATACTTTAATACTATCGCAGGTGTTAGACTATAGGAGGTTTGGTAGTGATGGTCACGGTTTAAAACGTTGGGGCGAATATCTAGACTTTCCTAAACAAGAGTTTGAAGATTGGACTCAATATTCAGAAAGAATGGGTGAATATTGCGATAATGACGTTTCATTAAACGTTAAAGTATTAGAGATTCTAAAGCAGGAATTAATAGAGTTATCTGAAAAAGCGCCCAAAGTTAAAGAATATCTTAGGGTTGAACATGCTGTAAGTAAATGGTGTGCTGAAGCTAATTTAGGCGGATGGCCATTTGATTTAGAAAAAGCGCATGTGCTATATGATAGACTACAAGCTGAAATGGATAAAACATATGAAGCACTAAATTCTAAGCTTGGTCTTAAAGTAGTAGCTGTAGATAAGAAGCTTGGTGTAGTTGAAGCTAAGAAGCCTAAATATAAGAAAGATGGGAGTTATGATGTACACACCGCAAGATGGTTTGATGTGGATCCTTGGAGTGGGTTTGATCCTGACGATAGGGTGGTTGATGGGGAGTATTGTAGGATTACTATTGAACCACTTAGTCTTGATTCCGTTACGGACGTAAAAGTATTCTTATATAGACATGGCTGGGTTCCTAATGATTGGAATTATAAAGCTGATCCTATTACAGGTAAGAAAGAAAAGACTACACCAAAAATTACTGAAGATAGTTTAGAATTCTTAGGTGGTGATGGTAAGTTATATAAAGACTTTTTAACTGTTAAGGCAAGATGCGGTATTTTAACAACATGGTTAAAGAACGTTGATGAGAATGGTAATCTGCATGGCGATTGTATGACAATCGGTACACCAAGTATGCGTGCTAGACATTCAATTATTGTTAATGTACCTTCAGGAGATTCTCCTTGGGGTAGAGAAATGAGAGAACTATTCTCATGCAAACCTGGTTGGAAACTAGTAGGTTGTGATTCATCAGGCAATCAAGCACGTGGTTTAGCGCATTATTTAAATGATCCTACATTTATTGATACGTTACTTAATGGCGATATACATCAATTTAATGCAGATATCTTAACAGAGATCTTAAAGAAAGATCTTAAGATGAATCATATTGTACCACGAGCAAATGCTAAGAGAATCCTATATGCATTCTTGTTCGGTGCTAGTGGCGGTAAACTTTGGTCATATATTTTTGGCTCACAAGATGATGCTAAAGGTAAAAAGCTTAAGAGTGGATTTATTAAAGCTGTCCCAGGGTTTAAAGATTTAAGTGAAAAATTGGAGAAAATATATGGAAACACAAAGAAAAAGGGAGACGGATATATACCTAGTTTGGCAGGCACCCGTGTGTATGTTGATAGTTTTCATAAGCTTCTTGTTTATCTGTTACAGTCAGCAGAAAAGATTACATGCGGTGCAGCTTGCATGCTTGCAATGGAGCGACTCGAGCTTGCAGGAATTCCCTATCAACCATTAATTATGATGCATGATGAGATTGATTTTATGGTACCTGAAGAATATGCAGAGCGTGCTGCTGAAATAGGTAAACAAGCTTTTGCAGATGGCCCTAAACTATTTGGTGTGGAGATTATGGATGGAAGTGGAAAAATCGGAAATGATTGGTACGAAATTCATTAAAGTTGAAAATGTACTAACCAAATTAGAGTTTAAAGATTTAAATTCATACTGCAGAAGGAGTAATTTCAAATGCTTGATTAGAGAAGATAATACACCAATGTATTTCAAGGAAGTACCTGAAAGTATTAATAATATTTTTAATAAAGTAGCTTCGGATGCGTGGGGAAAACCTTTAAAAGATATTTATTCTTTCGTAAGATTAAATACTAAAATGCATGATACAGTATTTAGAGTCCATTCAGATAGTAAAGTTCTTGATCAACAACCACAAGTAGCCGCACTGTTTTATTTAGAAACTAGTGATACTTCTGGAACAGCTTTCTTTGATCATCCACAACATGGGCACTGTGCAATAGATGAGGATTATTATGTATTTACAGAAGATGATAATCTATGGGAAATTAGAGACCGATATTATGCCAAAGCTAACTCAATGATCGTCTATGATTCAAGATTATTTCATGGAAGGTTTCCATGGGAGTCTTATGGTAAGGATCAAAAAGATGGTCGTATTGTCGTAGTTAAATTTATGAGAGAAATCAATGAATAAAGAACAATATTTGCTTGTATGTTTAATGGAAGAACTCTCAGAAGCAGCACAGGAAGCTTCAAAATGCTTAAGATTTACCCTTGATCACAAATATGAATTATATGATAAAACAAACAAAGAAAAGCTTAAATCAGAATTATCTGATGTACAAGCAATTTTAATATTATTAGCTTCAGAATGCAGTATCAGATTAAATTGTGAAAGAGTACCCGATATACGTGATAAAATTGATAGAACACTTTTAAGAATGAAACTTTCTCAAGAGATGGGAGTCTTAGATGCTGATAGCGTTGATTGATGGAGATATCTTAGCACATAACTGTTGCTATAATAGGTCTGACGGTGTTACATACTTAGATGATGAAGGTAATGTAATACCTCAAGAATTTACATTAGAACAAGATACAGAATATCGTAAAAACATTTGGAATAACTTTCAAAGAATGCTCGATGTTATTATGGAAGAAACTTTTGCTGATGATTACTGTATGGCAGTTAAAGGTGAAGGCAACTATAGAGATGATATTTACTCTGAATATAAGAAACATCGAGCAGTTGGACAACCTAATTTGTTTGTACCATTTGTAAGAAAGATGGCAGTAATGCAAGAAGTTGCTGTAGCTGCAGATGGTAGAGAAGCTGATGATCTCTTGCGTATATGGGCAAATGAATGTAAAGCGCATAATGTAGATTATATCATATGTTCTATCGATAAAGACTTATTGATGATACCAGGAAAGCATTATAATATTAGAAGTAGAGAGACTATAGAAGTGTCAGAACTTGATGCTAAAAGAAATTTCTATGAGCAGGTACTTAAAGGTGATGCTACTGATAATATTCCTGGTATATGGAAAACGGGTCCAGTAAAGGCTAAGAAAGCTTTAGCACATTGCACTACAGATGAAGAGTTTCAAATGGCAGTAGTTGAAGAATATATCAAAGCCAACGGAGATGAATGGGCAGAATATTTATTAGCTAATGCCAAATTAATTAATATACAAAACACTTATGATGATTATTTTAGTTTTGACAATTGGCCAATAGCGCAGGAGATTAGAGATGGATGATGGCAGAATTTAAAGGGAAGATTGCACACACACTAAGTGAGCCAATAAGCAAGTTTGATAATGGTCACTGGTGTTTTCACAGACAGATGAACGAGGGGAATAAGAAATATGTGGGATTCATCTATGTTATATACGATACGGTCTTGGATAGATTCTATCTTGGCAAAAAGAACTACAGGTCATATGGTAAAGCTACTTATGGACAGGAGTCTGATTGGCGTAGATACAAGAGTAGCTCTAACTGTCTTGCATCTCACTTCGAGAGCAGACCAAAGAAAGAGTTTAAGTTTATTGTCATTGAAGAATATACTACAAAGGGCAGCCTAGCATGGGCAGAAACATGGTCATTATGTCATGTTGAAACACCCGTATCGCTGAAATGGTACAATAAACAAATTGAAAAAGTCTCATGGGATGTTAAAGAAAATGTCTCTGCAGACCATAGAGAAAGATTATATACAATCGTACATGCAGACCAAAACATATTAACCAACTGGAATAAAGATGGGTAAGATAATTGTTCATAATCAACCGTGTAATCAATGTGGTTCATCAGATGCCCTGCAGATATACGAGAATCTGACAGCCACATGTTTTAGTTGTCAAACATGGTTTCCAGCCAACCCTGAGTATAAAACTAAGGAGTTCACCCAAGTGGAAAAGCCTAAAAAGTCGTATACAATAGATATAGAGAAATTTAAATCTGTTGGTTTTAAAGAAAGAAAGATATCAAAAGAAGTAGCTGAATTCTTTAATGTTCGTTCTTCGTTTAATGAGGATGGTGAAGTTGATACACATTACTATCCATATGGAGAAGGCATTTATAAAGTCCGTAAATTACCTAAAACATTCTCATGTATTGGTAAACCAACAACACTATTTGGAATGGATAAATTTACAAGTGGTGGCAAAAGGTTGATTGTAACAGAAGGTGAATTAGATGCAATGGCTGTTGCTCAAGCCTCACTGGATAAGTATGGCAAAATATATCCTGTAGTATCGATTCCTTCTGCATCTAATGTTAAGACTTTACTTACACACAGAGATTGGATTAGAGGTTTTGATACCGTAGTATTGTGCCTAGACAATGATGAAGCTGGTGAAAAGGCTAAAGCTGATGCAATTAAATATGTCGGTGCAGATAAAGTTAGACTGGCTAAATTGCCTGTAAAAGATGCAAGTCAGATGTTACTAGAAAAAGGGGGACAACAGCTATTAGTAGCTATTTGGGAAGCATCTAAATATACACCTGTTGGTATCTTAGGTAGAGATGAATTATGGGAAGCTTTAAAAGCATATAATGATATTGAATCTATACCATATCCTCCATGCTTAGATGCATTGAATGCTAAAACTAAAGGAATGCGTGAGAACGAGATTGTGTTGTTCACATCCGGCACTGGCTCAGGTAAGTCAACTATATTGAGAGAAATTGTATGGCATATTATAGATACCACTAAAGAGATGGTAGGTATAGTAGCGCTTGAAGAGGCACCTGCAGAAACAACACGTAAGCTTGCTGGTATTCCTTTGAATGTAAATCCATCTTTCAGAGAATTAACAGAAAGTGAATTAGAAGCAGGCTTTAGAGCTGTATTTGGTGATGATAGAATTATGGTTCTTGATCATCAAGGCTCAATGGAAGATTCTACATTATTTGAAAAACTAGAATATATGGCATTGTCTGGCTGTAAATATTTATTCATTGACCATATTACAATTCTAGTATCAGAAGGTGTCGATGGTTTAACTGGTAACGAAGCTATTGACAAAACAATGAATGACTTGTTACGACTATGTAAGAGGTATCCTGTTTGGATTGGACTAGTATCACATTTAAGAAAGACGCCTACAGGTAAAACGTCATTTGAAGAAGGTCAACTGCCTTCGTTAGATGATATTAAAGGCTCAGGCTCGATTAAACAAATCTCGAATGATATTATAGCATTTGCTCGTGATATGTCAAACGATGATGATAGAATTAGGAATCACATTAAGATGAGAGTATTAAAAAGTAGGTTTACAGGTCTAACTGGTAATGTGCCAGGTGTTGACTATGACTATCCAACAGGTAGATTAGAAGCATCGATCTTTATGCAACCAGACGACTTTGTGGAGATTTAAATGGCACAGATACTCGAAGAAAGAGAGTGTTACGGTACTGATTACCCAGCATTGATTAATTTTGCTGAAGAACAAACATCTATTCTATGGACTGCTGATGAAGTAGAGGTGGAGAAAGATATACATGAATTACGAACAAATTGCACAGAAGCTGAGTATCATGGCATTGTTAGTGTACTCTTACTGTTTGTACATTACGAAGTTAATGTTGGAAATAACTATTGGCGTGATTATATATGCAAGCATTTTCCACGCCCAGACGTTCAAAGGATGGCTTCAGTATTTGCAATGTTTGAACTAAACATTCATGCACCATTCTACAACAAGATTAATGAGCTATTAGGATTAGATAATCCTGAATTCTATCTAGCGTATTTAGATGATCCTATTCTTAAAGATAGAATGGAATGGTTAGAAAAGGTAGCTACACAATCAGAAACAACCTATGATAAATTAAAATCAGTAGGCGTATTTAGTATGATTGAAGGTGCTATTCTTTACTCTAGTTTTGCTTTCCTTAAACATTTTAACAACAATGGCAAGAACAAGTTTCAAAACATCAATGCTGGAATTAATTTCTCGGCCATCGATGAGAACATTCATAGTCAAGCTGGTGCTTATTTGTTTAACACTCTATATCATGAAGCAATAGAAGCTGAAGAATACTTATCACATGAAAAGCTAGCTAATGAATTAGAGATTACTGCATGGATCTTGTTTGAACATGAGAAACAGATTATCAAGAAAATCTTTGACAAAGGAGATATTCCTGGTATTAATGCATTAATGCTTGAAAACTTCGTACAATCTAGATTAGATATATGCCTAGAGAGATTAGGTTATCCAGCTATCTTTGAACCTAAATATAATCCGATTGCTGATTGGTTTTATTTAGATATTGAATCAAGTACATTACATGACACTTTCATTGCGCAAGGCAATGATTATCGTAGGGATTGGGCAGAAGCCAAATTTACATGGACACCAAAAAATGTATAGAGAGTTAAGTTTAGAACGTAAACGATTACAAGCGGAGGGTAGATTACCACCTTGGATTATCACAAACAGTTGGCAATTATTGAAAGAAAAGTACGTATCAGAGAAGTATCC